CACATTAAATAAAGGTCATAAGGAACAATTCTGTGATTATTCAAAAATTGTACGAAATAATAATATATCCGAACCAAGCAGACAACTTTATATTGTTTTTGATTATTATTCAATTCCATCCAATGATGATGGAGACCTTTTCACTGTTCTAAGTTACGATAAGAACAGATATCTAAATGATGTCCCATCACTTGGTATAACTGATACTGTGAGAGCAACTGATACTTTGGATTTTAGACCCAGAGTTTCTCAATTTACAGGATCTTCTGCTTCACCATTTGATTTTTCACAAAGAAATTTTGGAACTTCACCAAAAGTAATTTTTTCTCCTACTGAAAGTTCACTATTGGGATATGATTATTACTTAGGTAGAATTGATAAATTATATTTGAATAAAAATGGTGAATTTGTTCTGAAAGAGGGAACTTCGGCAAGAGTTCCACAATCCCCAACAAATAAAGACGAGGTAATGGAAATTGCAACCATTACTCTACCACCATATCTATATGATCCCAACACTGTGAGTATTTCTCTTGCTGATAACAGAAGATACACAATGAGAGATATTGGGAAAATTGAGTCTAGAGTTCAAAATTTGGAAAGGGTTACTGCGCTTTCTTTATTAGAAATAAGTACTCAAACTCTACAAGTTCAAGATGCATCTGGACTTAACAGGTTTAAGAGTGGATTTTTTGTAGATGATTTTAAAGATTCTTCTTTGGTTAATCCCATATTTTCATCAATAGAAGTTGATCCTGATGCAAAGGAATTAAGACCTATCATTAGCAGGAATAGTCTTAAAAGTCAAATTGCTGCAGGAACTCCTGTTATTGATGAAAATTTAAATCTTGATTCCAATTTTAGTCTTTTGGATTCAAATGTACAAAAAACTGGTAATGCAGTAACATTAAAATATACTGAGACATCTTGGTTACAACAACCATTGGCAACTCAGATTGAAAATGTTAATCCATTTAATGTGGTTTCATATAATGGAAATATACAACTATCACCTGCCAGCGATAGTTGGGTAAGAACTATTAAAATCCCACATATAACAGAAGTTGAGAGGCATGTTTGGCTATATGCAACAGGGACTAGACAAACTCTATATTGGGAAACTAATATAACCACAACAGATGTTTTTGTAGGTAGTGGTTCTGATACTTATATGAGATCTCGCAACACACAATTTGTTGCAGAAAACTTAAAACCATCAACCAGATTTTATCAATTCTTTGATGGAAATGGGTCTGTTGATTTTATACCAAAATTAATAGAAATTTCTCCATCTTCTTCACTAACAACTTATGGTGCTTCCAAAGCATTTACAGTTGGTGAGACTGTTACTGGTAGTTTTGGTGGTTCCAATTTAATTACTTTTAGAGTTGCATCACCGAATCATAAATTTGGTCAATATGATGCCCCAACAACAACTTATAATATTAACCCATATGCATCATCACAATCTTTAGAAACAACTAATTATAGTGCATCTTCAAATGTACTAAATGTAGATACCTACTCACTATCAGAAGAAGCTCAGGGTAAATATTCTGGTTATATTGTTATTGGAATGAAATTGGTTGGGCAGAGTAGTGGTGCCATTGCATATGTAAAAGATTTAAGATTGATATCGGATAATTATGGAGATCTTATTGGAACATTCTTCCTCAAGGACCCAAATGCCGATCCCGCACCAGATGTTAGATTTAGTACTGGAACCAAAACTTATAAACTGACAACAAGTTCGACAAATCAAGCACCAATTTTAGGTGATTATCAATCATCGTCTGCACAACAACAATATAGATCTGAAGGAACGTATGACTTATATCGCCAAGATATAACTATTACAAGAACAGAATATTATGTTGATCCTTTAGCACAGAGTTTTAGTGTTGGTGGAAATATTGAATCCCCTGATGCAAACGGATTTACTGATGATGATAAAGGAGTATTCATAACATCCGTTGACCTCTTCTTCCAATCAAAGGATACTGGAAATGCAACAGTAACTATTGAGGTAAGAACTGTTGAACTTGGAACAGTAACAACAAATAGAATAGGAGATCCTGTTGTACTTCGCCCAGCTGATGTCAATATCTCCAATGATGCATCTTTAGTAACAAACGTTAAATTTAAATATCCAATTTATCTTGCTCCAGGAAATGAGTATGCTATTGTTTTATTATCACCTCAAAGTGATGGTTATAATGTTTGGATTGCCGAGATGGGCAAGAAAACTGTTAATGCATCAGGATCTAATGCAAATAGTGTAATTTATAGTAGACAGTTTGCTCTTGGAAGCCTATTTAAATCACAAAATGGTTCAATTTGGACGGCAAATCAATATCAAGATTTGATGTTTAAACTTTATAAAGCTAATTTCAGTTTGACTGCTGGTACTGCATTCTTCTACAATCCAACATTGAATGAAAGTAATGGATATATTCCAGTATTGGAAATCAATCCGATAAGAACATTACCAAGAAATTTAAAAGTTGGTATTACAACAACTATTTCTTCACCTATGATCGGCATTCTAACCACAGGAAGAAAGGTTAGCGATGCTTCTAAACCATACAATTATGGATATATTGTTGGTACTGGTTCTGCGGCAATTTCTGTTGGCATCCTTACTGGTGGATCTAACTACACCAACCAAGCAAACGTAAGCACATACACAATTGTGGGAAATGGTTCTGGGCTAACTCTAAACATTACCCAAATTGGTGGAGTTATAATTAACGCAGCTGTAGCAACTGGTGGTAATGGATATATTCTTGGTGATGTTGTTGGAATTGTTACATCTTCATCCGGCAGCACTGGATTAAATGCTAAATTAACTATTTCCGATAATGGTGGTAAAGTTGATACTCTTTACTTATCTTCAGTTCAGGGACAATCATTTACTCCAACTGCGGCTCTTGTTTATTATGATAATTCCGGAAATGCAATTGGTCTTGGAACTACAACAATCTTAACTTCATCATCATATTCAAACCAATATAGTGGAAATTATATTAAGGTTGACCATTTTGATCATCATATGTATTCTCCGACTAATAAGTTGGTATTGAACAATATTCAATCAAATATTGTACCGACTACATTGTCATCATCTCTAAATGTTGGTGATACTACAATTAGTATTGCCGATACTTCAAGATTCACAACTTTTGAAGGTGTCTCTGTTGCATCTACAAATCCGGGATATATTAAAATTGATAATGAAATTATTCAATATCAATCTATTGGGCAGGGATCTTTACAGACAATTAGTAGAGGTCAGGACTCCACAACAATTGAAGATCATGCAACAAGTTCAAATGTATACAAGTATGAACTCAATGGAGTTTCTTTAAGAAGAATTAATACTGTAACACAATCAATTAGTTCTTTGAATATGGAAATTGATAGTTACTATGTTCCTATTGACTTCTCGGCAAATGGTATTAATAGAACTACTGACAATAGTCCTTCTGGATTCCCACAACTATCTTTCGTAGATGAAAGAACATTGGGTGGTTCTAATGCCACTGCAACCGAAAATATCCAATTTAATTCAATATTCCCCAAATATAATATCATCTCTCCAGCAAATTATACCTCAGCAATCGCACAAATTAGAACAGTAAGTGCTACAAGTACTTCTGGAACTGAGGTATCGTTTGTTGATCAAGGATTCGAGTCTATTGAATTAAATAAAAATAATAGATTAAGTTCAGTTAGAGCAGTGTGCTCGAAGATAAATGAAAATACTTATTTGACTACATTACCAAGAAATAAATCTTTTACAACTGGAATTACTTTACAGACAACACACCCAAATCTATCTCCAATTATTTTCTTAGATACTGCATTTACAGAATTTAGGACTAATCGTTTCAATCAACCAATTACCGATTATGCCTCTGATAATAGAGTCAATTCTGCTGTCTATGATCCAAATGCAGCAATTTATGTTTCCCAGTTGGTTAGATTACAAAATCCGGCAACTTCTTTGAAAGTTATATTCTCAGCATATAGGCACTCATCTGCAGATATTAGAGTACTTTATTCCCTCATAAAACCAGATTCTACAGAAGTTAACACAATATTTGAACTATTCCCAGGATACGACAATTTAACAAATACAAGTTCACCAGATAGTTATCTGTATGGTGTGGTTGATCCAATCAAAAACAATGGGCGTCCAGATAAATTTACTCCAGCAAGTATTGCTGAAGAATTTATTGAATATGAATTTACTGCTCGTGATTTGGGATTATTTACTGGTTATTTAATTAAAATTGTTTTTGCCGGATCTGATCAGGCATATCCACCAAAAATTAAAAATCTTAGAACACTTGCGGTAAGATGATGATTCCAGTGAAAGACCATCCTCATCTTTACAGAGATGAGGAAAGTGGGGCTATAGTCAATTGTGATGATAGGTCTTATAATGAATATGTAAACTCTTTAAATCAAAGAGAACATCAAAAAATAGAAATTCAATCACTAAAAAATGAAGTTAGTGAGATAAAATCTTTATTGAGAGAACTTATTAATGAAACCAGAAGAAATTGATCTATCAAGTATAGATAAAATGTTTGAGTATGAGAAACACACTCGATTTATTGATAACTTAAATGGGGAAGAATTGAGAGATTTTGCAAAATTGTATTGTAAAATGTATCTTCATCAGCAAGAAGTTGTGGGAATGCTATCTAACTCTTGATTATAAATATAGTATAGCATCTTTTTTGGGAATATGGCAGTATATGTAGCAAATATTGTTATTGAGCAAGGGTATGATTTTAATGTCAATTTTGAATTAGAAAATACTGCCAATAATGAACCAAAAAATTTGGTGGGTTATGGGGTAACTGCTCAACTGAGAAAGACTTATAGTAGTTCAAGTTCAGTTTCTTTTGCTTCTTCAATTACAAATGCTTCTAATGGAGTTATTTCAATTTCATTAACTTCAATTAAGACAGCAGCATTAAAACCTGGTAGATATATTTATGATGTAATGCTTCAGCAAGGTGGATTGGGGTCAGCTTACGATAAAACAAAAGCAGTTGAAGGTATGGCATTAGTTAGAGGAGGGGTGACTCGATAATGTCAAATATTACAGTACGAATAGGTGCTCAGACAGCGACTAAAGTATTATCTGCGGGATCTATTCCAACCCTTTTTACAAAATTATTTGATGTAGATGCAACAGTGCTTGAAAATGGTGCGATTGCAGTTTACAATTCTTCAACACAAAAATTTGTGACGCAAAGAACTCTAAATCTTGATAGTTTAGTTGTACAAAATATTAACATTAATGGCGATGTTACAATCACAGAAATAGATGGAGGGACCTACTGATGGCAAAACCAGCTAGCAGACAAGATTTAATTGATTACTGCTTGAGAAGATTGGGTGCTCCAGTATTGGAAATTAATATTGATGATGATCAAATTGATGATTTAGTTGATGATGCCCTTCAGTACTTCCACGAGCGCCATTTTGATGGTGTGGAAAGAATGTATTTAAAGTATAAAGTTACACAGGCAGATGTAGATAGAGGAAAGGCACAAAAAGATACTGGAGTTGGAATCGTAACAACAACAGGAACCTCAAACATTTCAGGATATGGTACAACAAGTTTTAATTTTTACGAAACCTCAAATTACATTCAAGTTCCAGATTCTATCATAGGTATTGAGAAAGTATTTAAATTTGATACCAGTGATATTTCTGGTGGTATGTTCAGCATTAAGTACCAATTATTCTTAAATGACTTATATTACTTTAACTCAGTCGAATTATTGCAATATGCAATGGTCAAAACATATTTGGAAGATATTGATTTTTTACTGAAAACTGATAAGCAAATAAGATTCAATAAAAGACAAAATAGATTGTATATTGATATTGATTGGTCGCAAAAACTACCAGACACTTATTTTGTTATTGACTGCTACAGAATTTTGGATCCAAACGATTTTACAAAAGTTTATAATGACAGCTTCTTAAAGAGATATTTGACAGCACTTATGAAAAGGCAATGGGGACAGAATCTCATTAAATTTAGAGGAGTTAAATTGCCAGGTGGTATTGAATTGAATGGTAGAGAAATATATGAAGATGCCGAAAAGGAAATAGAAGATATTAGGTCAAGAATGTCTATGGATTATGAATTACCACCATACGATTTTATTGGATAATGGCACTCAATCCTTTTTTCTTACAAGGTTCTTCAGGAGAACAAAATTTAGTACAGGATTTGGTCAACGAACATCTTAGGATGTTCGGGGTTGAAGTATATTATATTCCAAGAAAATATATCGATACTGATAATATTATCAGAGAGGTCAAATCTTCCAAATTTGATAGCAATTTTATCATAGAAGCATATTTGAATAATTATGAGGGATATGGTGCCAATTATGATATTATGTCAAAATTTGGACTTAAATTGACCAGCGAAATTACATTAACTATTTCCAGAGAAAGATTTGAAGAATTTATTAGTCCTTTTTTACAGGATATTCTTGCAGGAACTGAGGCAGATACAAATCTTGATGATGGATCATCTCTATTATTTGCAACTCGTCCAAAAGAAGGAGATTTGATTTATTTTCCACTTGGAGAAAGAATTTTCGAAATAAAAAGAGTAGAATTTGAAAATCCTTTTTATCAATTAGGTAAAAATTATGTTTATGAACTGAAATGTGAATTGTTTGAACTTGAAGATGAACTTATTGATACCGACATTGAAGAAATTCAGGATACCATCAAGAATGTTGGATATATTACAACTTTAAGATTAGTTGGAGCAGGGGTAACTGCAACAGCAACTGCCACTATTGCATCTTCTGGTGTGGTGGGACAAATATACTTCAACAATGATGGTTCAAATTATACATCAACACCGACTGTGACTTTTGATGCTCCACCAGTTGGAGGACTTAGAGCAACAGCAGTTGCAATAACTACTGATTCTGTTAGATCAAAATCTATCAGTACTATCCAATTGACTAATTGTGGTTTTGGATACACATCCGTACCAAATATTGTAATTAGTGGCGGAGGAGGTACAGGTGCAGCTGCTACTGCAAGCATTGTAAATAATGCAGTATATACAATAGGATTAACGACTGTTGGTAGTAATTATTATACTATTCCAACAGTAACTATTGCACCTCCTGTTGGATTTGGTATAACCGCAAAAGCAATTGCCACTATTTCTAATGGGGTTGTAAGTGGATTTAGAATTACAAATGCTGGATATGGATATTCTACCAATCCTACCGTCACAATTTCATCTCCACCAGCAGCTGGTATAGGAACATTTAAAAATAATGAAGAAATTGTCGGATCTATTTCTGGTACAAGAGCATTTATTAAGAGTTGGACAAATGAAAATAGTGAAAAAGTTCTTAAAGTATCAATAAATACTGGCAAATTCTATCCAGGAGAAACCGTTATAGGAGTAGCGTCTTCTGCGATATATAATGTTAAATCTTTTGAGGTATATGATCTCTATGATCCATATGCAGAAAATATAGAGATTGAAGCAGAGGCAGATCAAATTTTAGATTTTTCAGAATCAAACCCCTTTGGTAATTATTAATGTTAAGAACCTACTATTATCACGAAATTATAAGAAAAACCATTATTGGTTTTGGAACTTTATTTAATGAGATTTATATTAGACATAAAGATTCTCAGGACGGAACTTTATCTGAAATGAAGGTTCCTCTTGCATATGGTCCTACTCAGAAGTTTCTTGCAAAGATTCAACAGCAAGAACAATTAAATAAACCAATTGCAATGACATTACCAAGAATGTCATTTGAGATGGTATCTATACAATACGATTCAACCAGAAAATCTGGAGTTACTCAAAATTTTAAAGCTAGTGATGGTGTAAATCTAAAAAAAGTTTATATGCCAGTTCCATATAATATTGGATTTGAATTATCGGTTCTTACTAAATTAAATGATGATGCTCTTCAAATTGTTGAGCAAATTTTACCGTATTTTCAACCATCACTCAATATAACTATTGATTTGGTTGAATCAATTGGAGAGAAAAGAGATATTCCCATTGTATTAAATAATGTTTCTTTTCAAGATGATTATGAAGGGGATTTTTCCACAAGAAGGTCACTAATTTATACTTTTGGATTTACTGCCAAAACATATCTATTTGGTCCTGTTGCAGAAAGTACAGATGGTCTAATTCGTAAGGTTCAAGTTGATATGTATACTGGAACAGATCCCAATTCCGCAAAACGTGAAATGAGATACACGGTTACTCCAGACCCTATTAATGTTGGACCAGAAGATGATTTTGGATTTAGTGAAAACTGGAGTTTCTTTAACGACTCTAAAAAATTCAGCCCAACTCAACAAAAAGATATTTGATAGTTAATTATGGATGATATTATTGGCAAATCTTTAAATATAGAAGCAAATGTTGTTGATATTATTGAGGTAGATAAAACTTCTTTAGATATTGAAGTTATTAAATCACCTAATAATGATATTAGAAAAGATTATGAATATACCAGAGCAAATTTGTATTCTTTGATTGAAAAAGGTCAAGAAGCAATTAATGGAATTATGGAACTTGCTGGGGAAGGAGGAAGCGCCAGAGCATATGAAGTTCTT